TCCAGAGTACACAGAATCAAACTTAGCAAATGTAGTGCGGTCCATACCGTGATCACATAGATGTCCTTTGTCCATCTCATAACCAGTAATCTCAAAATGACCCATAAGAACCTGTGCTTTAGTTTCAGCCATAGCTTTCATAGACTCTTCATAGTTGTCAGCACATAACCAAGGAGCAAGCATGATTCTACATCCGCCCATCTCCAGTTCGACAGGTTTTTCCCAATACAAATGTAAGTTTTCGTGACTAGTATTACCGTACAGCTGGTTAAGGCTGTTCACGTCATTGGTGTTCTTGAAGTACGTATCATGATTACCCGCTATCATGTATAGCTCTATATTCTCATCAGCGCAAACTTTCATGAAGTGATCTTCAAGATTCTTGGCTGTAACGAAGTTGATATACTTTCGTCTATCTGTGACATCACCTAGATGAAAAATAGTAGTAATGCCATGCTCACGTAGATACGGAAAGAATACTTCCCGATAAAACTTTATTTGATGTTCGGCAATTGCGGCGTTGTCATTTCTTGCGCCCCAATGCGTATCATTAATAACAGCAATCTTCACTCAGACTTCTCCTCGACTTTAGTCTCATCAGTAGCTGGTTTATCATCTGGAAGAACTACGTCTTCTGCAATGAACTTCTCTAAACCAATTTTAGCTTTAATTTGCTTCTTCTTCTTATCTTCGATCTTCTTCTCATACGTCCTAACAAAGTCTGACATGTAATCATTGTTAAGATCGATGTACGCAGGCTCACCAGACGCATCATCAGCACCATCTGTAGCTGTACCCGTCATGACCGAGTTTACAGTTACCTTATGCTTAATATACAACTGCTTCTTCTCTTTGTCAATACGTCTTAAGAATGCATACCAGATAATTTGAGTGAAGTAAGCAAATGGATTGTGGGACTTCTCTGGATCAAAGTTACCTAATGCTTGAATAGCATTCTCTAAGCCATCACTGATCATCTCGTCTTTATATGAGTATCCCGAGAAATTGGGTTTAGACGCTAGTCTAGTAGATATCTGATAGATACAGTGCCCAATATAGTTTGGTATTTGTGGACGCTTATCGCCCGAGTCTTCTGCTTCGATACACAGTTTCTTGTAGGCTACAATTGCCTCTAAGAACTCCGGGTTGTTAACGTAATTACGTTTTGCCATTAGATTCACTCCTTATTTGACTATCATTATAGCTGAAAGAACACGCCATGTCAAGCATTATATAAGATATTTTGTTAAATTAATTGAATTATTTTCAAGATATGTATTGACAAACCATGAGACTGTCTGTATAATAGAGTTATCGCTCTTAAGAATAATATTAGATTGGGTAGTAGTGATGCACAAGGTATTCTCATTCTTTCTTCGAAAGTGCTTGACAGCATGATCATCCCTCTGTATAATAGCGTTATCGCTGTAAACAATAATACTAATGTTTTGTATGATCTCTAGACTCTAGGTATGCAACTAGCATGTCTTCTACTTCTTCTGTTAGGTTCGTTTCTCTATCTTCTTGCAGGTCTTTCAATCTAGATACGAATGTATCGTAGTATTCGATTGCTTTCTCGTTAGCTTCTCCGCAAAATAAAACATCGTCATTTCCGAGTGTCACTGCATTCGATTTAGATAGTAGCATCCAACTCTTAGCGAAGAATCCATGTATTGGGTGTATGCGTACCTGAATTGGATTCTCTACTACGATGCTTTCCTCGTCAGTTTGTACTAAGTTAGCTATAAGATCATCACCATTATTCATCTTAATGTGTATCAACATAATCTTTACCCCTTAACGTTAACATTATATATACGATACTCAAAACCCTCATCGTTGTAAATCTTAACTCTTTCCATGAAATGTTTTGTAGCAAAGTTCTTAGTCTGTTTCCACTGTAAATCATCTACTATATCGTAAAGCGTAGCTTTACTGTTCCCATCATGCTTTCTTAAGACTCGTCCGATTGATTGTAGATTTCTGATTTTCGATTTAGACGGGCTTGCAAAGATGATATTATCCAGACGCTTGATATTAACACCAGTGCTGAAAGTACCATAACTAGCGAGGATAATATTATCATCATTTGTTTCAGACAATCTCCTAACCTCTTCACGCTCTTCAGCGCCAACACCGCCATGTATGAAGTGTATGTGCTTGCCTTCTTTCTCAAGCATCGGGTGTAGGACTTTGCCGTGTTTTTCGACAAACTGAAATAGAATAAGAGTGTTGCCCTTAAGACTATGTGCCAAATTTTTAATGTACTTATTACGTGATTCATTACCAACAATCCAGTCAATTTCTTCTTGATAGCTCTTACCTTTATTTAGCTTCCTAATTTCGTCTGGATATTGGAGAGCAATTGCTACAATACCAAACTCCGCAAGCGTGTTGTCTTCGATCAGCTTCTTGGTCTGAGTCACCTCAAATACTGAACCGAATAGACCTTCTAGCACTAGCTTATGCGTTTCAGTGCCATCTAATGTACCTGTAAATCCGTATCGATATCTACAATCAGGCATTTTTTCTAATACTGATACAAGAGACTTAGCTTTGAATAGATGTGCTTCATCTCCCATCACTACGTCAAACTTAGCGAACCAATCTTTCTTCAGCTTGTATACTGATTGCCATGTAGTGATAGTTATATCAGCATCTACGTTCTTATCAACACCACCTCTAATCTTGTGTATGCTCAGTTCATTGCCATTGTTGTATTCGATGAAGTCTGTAGACATTTGCTCGACTAGTGACGTTGTTGGTAGAACAATTAAAACCTTTCTCTGCGAGGACTCTACGTGATATCGTGTTAAGAGATATATGATAAAAGACTTACCGGATGCCGTTGGCGATAGCAGTAATGCCCTATCACTTTTGAGTGCATGAACTACTGCGTTGTTTTGATAATCTCTAGGAACAAATGGCGAGTGAAACTCTTTTGCTAGATCGAGTCCAGCAGTATCTTGTACGGGATTGTTGGGTACAACTCCCTTATCTACTGTAACATGATATTCCCTAACGTTGCAAAACTTCAGTATGTACGGAACTAGTCCAGCATATATCATTCCAGTCATAACGTTGAGTAGACGAATTTTACCATCCCAAACTTTGTTACGTACAGAAGGCATAAACTTAGCACCAGGTACTTCGAATGTGAAGTACTCTGACATTTCCATCTTCACGCCTGGGTCAGCATTGACTCTGACGTAGACTTCGTTTACCTTCTCGATACTCACTTCATCCATTATGCACCCGTTCTAAAGCGTTCCCAATCAATTATAGATTTGATTTGAAATCCTCTATTGTTAATTTGTTTAATGATTGCTTCTAGGTATTCTACCTTCTGTGCTTGTGCACCGATCTTCAGAGATGCATCAATGATGTCATCGTCCGCTTCTAAGTATGATGGAATATCTTGGCGTAGAATTTTTAGAGGCTGTGGTTTCCAACCGAACTGCTTTAGTTCAGCATCATCTAGTTCGCCTCTGTAATATTCTGTCTTGAGTTTGAAAAGCTTTTTATGATCAGCTTTCATTTTACGTAGGATGTAACCTTCACCCATGTAAATTTTGAAGTACTTGTTGTGTAGCTTCGGCGTTTGCGATGCTTCGTTTGATATGTTTATAGTATCAACTGGTCCATCTTTTTCCCACGCTTCAATAATATCTTCTAATTTCATTCATAATCTCCATAATTAATACATCACAATACTTGCGCTTACATCATACTTGCGCTTAAAGTATTTCTATACTGTAGTCACTGTATTTGAAGGTGACATCAAAAGTAGGTGGATTGATATCTGCTTCAGTAGTATTTAGCTGTATCCCACCAACGGCAACTGGGAACATCTCTTTGAACGTTAGTCTAATATTCGGGTTCTTATTGCTGTCCATTATAATGATAGAGCCAGATGATGTTACACCTGTTCCTTTTGGATTAGCAGTCCCAGCTCCACCCGCAACTTGAGGCGAGTTCAGAGCCGCATATCCAGTAAAACTTTCTGGTCGAGTAATAGCCTCTAACCAATCTAAGGATTCTTTAAACGATAGCATGTTCTCGTCTGCTATGATAGTCATTGCTAAGTCTTCATACACTAGTGTATCACCAGGTGTGTAGATTGACTTAAACGGGGTCATTCTCTCTGCGTATCCCGAGTTTACTCCAGGTATGTTTATCTGCTGTACATAAAACTCTACGTTAGGCAGTCTTTCAAGTATGAACCTAAACTCTACGTTTGATAAGAAGTTGTTTGTTGCCATGTTGTCTTCTCCAGTTATATGTACTATTTATATAGCGCACAGCAGACTATAACCGACTTTAGTGGGTGGTCTATATTAAGCATCA